CCTATAATATTAGATGATGTTAGATCCGAAGATACCTATGAGGGTAATTTTATAGAAAGAAGAGTTCTTACTTGGACTCTTAATTTTACTCTCAAAGGTTATATATTTGGACCATCAAGAAAATCCGAACAAATTAAGACTTCTGCTATCAATCTTTATAATGTTGATAGTGCTAGATCGTTAACAACTGCAATAGGTAATACTCAGATACAGGATACCATAACAACTATTCCAATTGTAACAGGCAAGACTCTCGCTCAAGTTGAAGCAGATGATGACTATACGTTTAGTCAGACAATAGAGCAGTTTTATGAACAATGATCCAATAGGTGATGCTTTGAATATGAACCCACTACAACCTCTACTAACTAGTGCACAAAGAAAGTCGTTGGTGCCAACAGACTATGAGTATGCTCGTGGTAGTATGATTTCTGTTATTGAAAAAGGAAGCGAAGCACTTAATGATATGCTCGGAGTTGCGCAACAAAGTCAACAGCCAAGGGCTTATGAGGTAGTTGCTACTCTTTTAAAGACAATAGCTGATACTAATAAAGATTTACTTGAGCTTCAAAAGAGACATAAAGATATAGAGAGTATGGATGGTCCACAGACACCTCAAACAATTAACAATAATTTATTTGTTGGGTCGACTGCAGAACTTCAAAAATTGATTAAACAGCAAAATGAACAAGAATGATATCTATCTTGGTAATAAGAATCTAAAGCGTACTGATGTAAAGGTAGAATTTACAAGAGAAGAGATTCAAGAGTACATCAAATGTGCACGTAGTCCTGAGTATTTTATTGAGACTTATGTAAAGATTGTAAACGTTGATAGAGGTCTCATCCCGTTTATTCCTTATGACTATCAAAGAGATATTATAAGGTTAAATGAAAAAGAGCGTTTTGTTATATGTAAAATGCCGCGACAAGTTGGAAAGACAACAGCTGTTGTTGGTATTCTCCTTCATTCGATTCTTTTTAACGAGTTATATTCTGTTGCTATTCTTGCTAATAAGGAAGCGCAAGCGCAGGAGATTCTAAGTAGAATCCAACTTGCATATGAGCACTTACCTAAATGGCTACAACAAGGTGTAAAAGAATGGAATAAGACGTCTATTGAGCTTGAAAATGGATCTACTATTCTTGCCAGCTCAACAGCTTCAAGCGCTATTCGTGGTACATCTCAAAACTTTATTTACTTAGATGAATTTGCTTTTGTTCCAAATAGTATACAAGAAACATTCTTCTCTTCTGTCTATCCTACAATCTCATCAGGTACAACTACTAAAGTGTTGATTACATCAACCCCTAACGGGTTGAATTTATTTTATAAATTGTGGGTAGATAGTGAGAACGGAGACAACTCGTACAAGAGAATTGATGTTCATTGGTCAGATGTTCCAGGAAGAGATCAAGCCTGGAAAGAAGAAACTATTAGAAACACTTCTAAAGAACAATTCAGACAAGAGTTTGAATGTGAGTTTCTCGGTTCTTCTAATACATTAATTTCGCCAGAAGTACTCAGAAGACTTGTTTACAAGCAACCACTCAGTAGCAACGAACACTTTAAGTTATTCTATGAACCCAGACAAATGGGATTATATATTATAATGGTGGATGTGTCAAGAGGGCTGGGTGGAGATTATTCAGCATTTATTGTATATGATATATCTGATGCACCTTACAAAGTAGTTGCAACATATAGAAATAACAACATCTCACCTCTCCTATTTCCGGAAGTAATATATAATACAGCATTGAAGTATTTTAATGCTCATGTTCTTATTGAAACGAATGATATTGGCCAGCAAGTAGCTGATATTCTACATGAAGAGCTTGAGTATGAAAATATAGTATACACGTCCAAAAATCCAAAGGGATCAGTTGAAGTATCTCAGGGGTTTGGTGGGACGTCTGTTAAAGGATTAAGAACAACTAAATCAACCAAGAAAATTGGATGTAACAATTTTAAAGCATTGGTTGAGAATGATAAGGTTGAATTGAATGACCTTGATCTTATTTCAGAGCTTTACAGATTCGTAAGTAACGGTAACACATACGAAGCAGAAGATGGTAATGACGATCTAGCAATGTGTGGTGTACTGTTTGGGTGGACGATGACTCAGCCATTCATTAAAGAGATAACAAATTTAGATATCAGACGCAGGCTTGTTGATGAGAAACAAAGAATGCTTGATGAGGAGATCACTCCTTTTGGTATCATATATGATGGACAGTCAATAGAGGACCAACCAATAGTTTATGTTGATAATTTTGCAAGATATATGAATTCCTAGTGACGGTTGGCAATATTATAAATAGAAAGAAACTCTAGTCTTTAGGAGATAAAAATGGCATTTCAAGTTAGCCCAGGCGTAAATGTTTCAGAAATCGACTTAACAACCGTTGTCCCAGCAGTATCTACTTCTGTTGGAGCAATCTCTGGTGTGTTTAAGTGGGGTCCTGTCGGAAAAAGAACCCTTGTAAATTCTGAATCAGATCTAGTAACAAAGTTTGGTAAGCCTACCAATCACAATCCAGAAACATTTTTCACAGCTGCAAACTTTTTGGCGTATGGTAATGCACTTTATGTAGTAAGAGCAGCAAACACTGTCAACTTTGCAAACGGTGTTATTTCAGCTATTGCTAATACTACTGGTACAGTGGCTAATGCTCAAGTGTTCACTGTAAAGAACGAAGAAGCATATGACACCATTACATGGAGCACAGATACAGATGTATTGTATGTTGCTAGATATCCTGGTGAGATAGGTAACTCACTAAAGATTTCAGTTTGTGATTCTGGTAATGCTTTCAGTAAATCCATTGATATTAAGAATGGTGATGCTAACCTAGCTGTAGGTACAGTATCTGCCGTAGTCGGTTCAAATACAATAACAGTTGCAGTATCTAATACCGCTACAGGGACATTAGCTGAAGCAAACACAAGATTAGTGTCCGTGCTTAGCTCATTACAAGTGAATGATTTAATCGAAGTTGGTAATACTTCTATTGGCAAGCAGTATTTAAAAATTACAAGTTTACCAACAGCAATGGGTACAAACGCATCATTTGCAAATTTGACACATAGATATTTTACAATCTCAACAGATAACTCTCTTCAGCTATCTGTAAACTGCTCAAGTAATAGTGTTTCAAAGTATTGGGAATATTTCCGTAATGTTCCTGGAGCTCCAGGTACCTCTGATTACCAATCAACATATGGAAACACTTCCGCTGTTGATGAGTTGCATGTAATCGTATCTGATCAAGACGGTAAGTTTACAGGTGTTCCTGGTACAATACTAGAGGTATATTCTGGGCTGTCTAGAGCAACAGATGCTAAAACGACAGATGGCTCTACTAACTATTATAAAACTGTTATTAATGACAGTAGTAGACACATATGGTTTGGAAATGACCGAGCAGGTGTTCTATCAAATACTGCATTGAATATTACTAGCGTCGATACAGATCCATTATATTTGTCTTTTCAGTTGGGGCAAGACGGGGACACAGAAACAGATGTGGCTATCAGCACTGTTATTGGTGGATATGATTTATTCACATCTGCTGAAGATGTAGATATCTCTTTGATAATGACTGGTAAGTCAAGAGGCGGCACAAATGGTGAACAACTATCAAACTACCTTGTTGATAACATTGCAGAAGTACGTAAAGACTGTATTGTTTTAACATCTCCAGACAAGGCTGACGTTGTTAACAACTCTGGTCTAGATGAATCACAAGACACCGTTGATTTCAGAAACTCTTGCAGATCTTCTTCATATTTGGTAATCGATTCTGGTTACAAGTACCAGTACGACAAGTACAACGATATATTCCGTTGGATTCCACTTAACGGTGACATTGCTGGCTTATGTGTTCGTACAGATGCACAGCGTGATCCCTGGTTCTCTCCTGCTGGATTTAACCGTGGTCAGATTAAGAATGTTGTCAAGTTAGCTTATAACCCTAAGCAAGCCGACCGCGATCTTTTATATAAAAACGGTATCAACCCAGTTGCAACATTCCCAGGACAAGGTACAATCCTGTACGGTGATAAGACAGCATTGGCTAAGCCTAGTGCATTTGATCGTATCAACGTTCGTAGATTGTTTATTGTGCTTGAAAAAGCAATTGCAACTGCATCTAAATTCTCTTTATTCGAATTGAATGATGAGTTCACAAGAGCGCAATTTGTTTCTCTTGTAGAACCATTCTTAAGAGATGTACAGGGACGTAGAGGTATTTACGACTATAGAGTTGTTTGTGATGAAACAAACAATACTGGCGAAGTGATTGATAGAAATGAATTTATCGGAGATATATACGTTAAGCCAGCCAAATCAATTAACTTTATCCAACTTAACTTTGTTGCAGTAAGAACTGGTGTTGCGTTCGATGAAGTTGTTGGTAGATTTTAATTAAGGAGACAATAAATGGCTTTCAGTATTAATGCATTCAAGTCGTTAGTAAGCACTACCGACTTTGCAAGACCAGCGCTGTTTCAGGTGTTTATTTCAACACCTCCAGGCGTGCCTGCTCTGATCCCTTTCAGTCCTTTCCTAGTTCGTTCTGCCAGCCTTCCAGCATCTACAGTTGGACAGGTATCCATTCCTTATGGTGGTAGAACAATCAAAATTGCAGGTGAGAGACAATATGGTGATTGGTCAACAACAGTAATGAACGACGAAGGGTTCATTATCAGAAACGCAGTTGAGCAATGGGTTGAAATCATCAACCAGAGGACAACTAATTTCAGAGCATTTCCTAGTGAATATAAAGTTGACTTAACAGTCAGTCAGTATTCCAAAAAAGGACCACCTCTGAAGATTGTTAAGCTAGTTGGATGTTTCCCAACAAATATTAGTGAAATTGCTTTGGATTGGGGATCTGCGGATCAGATTGAAGAATATAGTATTACTTGGTCTTACGACTACTGGGAATGAAATGAGGGGGAGATTATCTCCTCTTCTAATATAGGATAAAATATGGCCAGTCTATTTGGATTTGAATTCAAACGGGTTACTCCTGAGGAGCCGCCCGTTTCCTTTGCACCACAGTCTAATGACGATGGTGCTGTTGTTGTTGCAGCCGGAGGGTCATACGGAACATATGTAGATCTAGAAGGTACTGCAAGAACAGAAGCAGAGTTAGTTACACGATATAGAGATATGTCTATCACAGCTGATATTGATAGAGCTGTTGAAGAGATTGTCAATGAAGCTATTGTTCATGAGACAGATGAGAAGATAGTTGAACTTAACTTGAATGGATTAAATTATCCAGATAATATTAAAGCTGCAATTATTCAAGAGTTTAATACAGTTAAGAATCTTTTGAATTTTGAAGAAAAGTCATATGATCTTTTCAAGAGATGGTATATTGATGGTAGATTATACTACCATGTAATTATAGATGAGAAGAATCCTCGTTTAGGAATCAAAGAGCTTAGAAACGTTGATCCTAGAAAGATCAGAAAGATTCGCGAGCAGAAAAAGAAAAAAGATCCTAAGTCAGAATCAGTTGTTACTCAGACCACAAAAGAGTATTACATCTACAATGAAAAAGGATACAATGCACAGGGTATAGGTAGCGGAGCAGCTGCTTACTCTGCAACTGGTATCAAGATAGCAAAAGACGCAATCGTCCATTGTACGTCCGGTCTAATGGATACAAACGGTACGATGGTTATATCTTATTTGCACAAAGCAATTAAGCCATTGAACCAGTTGAGAGTACTTGAAGATGCAACAGTTATTTACAGAATATCAAGAGCACCAGAGAGACGTATATTTTACATTGATGTAGGTAACCTACCTAAGATGAAGGCAGAACAATATCTTCGTGATATGATGGTTCGCCATAAGAACAGATTAGTATACGATGCTACTACTGGTGAAGTAAGAGATGACCGTAAGTTCATGACAATGTTGGAAGATTACTGGCTTCCTCGTCGTGAAGGTGGTAAGGGTACAGAAATTACTACATTACCAGGTGGTGAGAATCTTGGTAAGATGGAAGATGTTGAATACTTCCAAAAGAAATTATATCAAGCTCTTAATGTACCAGCAACAAGATTACAAACCGAACAGACATATTCGATTGGTAGAGCAACAGAGATTACAAGAGACGAAGTTAAATTCTCAAAATTTATCTCAAGAATGAGAGCTAAATTCTCTACATTATTTTTGAAATGTCTTGAAAAACAGTTAGTGTTGAAGGGTATTGTCACAGTTGAAGACTGGAAGTCAATGTCCCAAGCTATTAAGTTTGATTATGCAAAAGATAACTACTATGAAGAGTTAAAAGAAACTGATGTCTTAAATTCTAGACTACAGGTTGCTGGTTTACTGACTCCATATATTGGTAAGTATTATTCGCATGATTGGATTAGATCTAACATTTTCAAACAAAGCGATGAAGATAGAGAGCAGATGGATGAGCAGATCAAAGAAGAGCTGAGCAATCAAATCTACTATCCACCTCCACCGCCAGAACCTCAACAATAAATAGGAGTATCGATGGATTCTACAGCAACACAATATGGAGTGAGTGACCTTGTGAGACATGCTTACGAGGGACAACCTGCCAAGATGCAGGATGTATTTAATGAATTGATGGCAGGCAGAATCTATGACTCCATTCAACAAAAGAAGGTCGAAGTAGCGCAGCGCTTCTTCAACAAAGACACAGAAGAATTTAACTCACAAGAAGAGGACGAATATGGCGAAAACTCTTAACCAAATTCTAGAGGTATATGCTCCTAAATCCAAGGACGAGAAAAAGTTCATGGATAAACACATTACCACTAAGAATAAATTAGACGATCGTGGTACTCAAGATGATAAGCTGTTTAATGCTACAAACATTAAAGCAGTAAATCGTGAGACAGAGCACGGATATAATCCAGGTAATGATGAGAAGGTATATGAAGAAGCCACAAAGGGTTTGCACCCAATGGCCCTTCACGTAATGCCAGTTAAAAAAGATGGTAAAACAAAATACCATGTTATGAAGGTTGGTAGAGATCTCGAGCAACATATATCTAAGGGTGAGCATCTTTCTGATTCAGAGCTTGACGATGCCACAGAAGCTGGTGCAAAAATCAAGAATGTTACAGTCATCGGCCGAAACAAAATTACAGAAGAAGAGTTGGATGAAAAGACTCTTACTCCAGCAGAGATGAAGAAACGCGAAGAAGTAGCAAAAGCTATCGAGCGTGATAATCCAAGCATGCCAATGTCTAAAAAGATGGCTATTGCAACTGCTACTGCTAAGAAGGTTGCTGAAGAAGTAGAAGAGTTGACAGAAGATGAAGAACTAACTCAATTACTCAATACAATTTACGAAAATCTATCTGATGAAAATAAAGAGATCTTTGAGCAGATTCTTGACGAAGATCCAGAACAAATGATTGAATTCTTAGAACAATTGGAGCTGCAAGATGGCGAGTAGAACATTAATTAACCAAAAGGGCGGCAAGTTTGTTGTCCTTTTTACATCTAACACAGAATTAACAGTAGCTTCAGCAAACTCCGGTATTGCTGGGGAAACAGTTACTGGTCTTCATATTAACCAAGTATGGTATGGACTAGATAGTGGTTTTTGGAAAATAGCACGTGGAGCTAATAATATACTTTTTGCCGAGACATCAGTATACTTAGATTTTGCAGGCAACGGAGCATCTATTCAAGTAGATCCATCAGCTAATGTGGTTGTAAATTGTACATCAGCAAATAGTACACTTATTATTGATTTCCAAAAAGTATCTACATTCACTAGCGAATATTAAGAGGAACTAAGATGAAGCTCATGTGCGAAGTTAACGAGAGTGTAAATTTTCTTGTAGAAGAAAAAGAAGGTAAGAATCACTACTTTATTGAAGGCATCTTCATGCAAGCCGACTTACCTAACCGTAACGGTAGAATGTATAAGAGTAACATTCTTGAGAGAGAAGTCAATAGATATAATACAGAGTATGTTAAAGAGAACAGAGCGTTTGGCGAATTAGGTCATCCATCTGGTCCTAATATTAACCTTGAGCGTGTCTCGCACATGACACAAAAGTTAGTCAAAGAAGGATCTAACTTTGTTGGCAGAGCAAAGATTATGGATACTCCTTATGGTCAAATTGTTAAAAACTTGATGAGTGAAGGTGCAAAGCTTGGTGTTTCTTCAAGAGGTATGGGCTCTCTTGTTGCAAACAGAGAAGGTATCAATGAAGTACAGGATGACTTTCATCTTGCCACTGCTGCTGATATCGTTGCAGATCCATCAGCTCCTGAGGCATTCGTAAGAGGCATCATGGAGGGAGTAGAATGGGTTTGGGACAATGGTATTCTCAAGGCACAGCGTCTTGAAGAAATGAAAAAAGAAATTCAAAAGACTTCTAGCCGCAATCTAGAAGAACAGAAGATTAAAGTCTTCTCAGAATTCCTTCGCTCACTGTAAGAATTTAAAATATAAATAATAAAAGAACATTTAAGGAGTTATAAATGGCAACAAGAAAACAATTAGATGAATTAACAGTGGGTGGTGGCGCTACAGGAGTCTCTATGGTTCCTGATGCTGGCACTAAAAAAACCACACTGCCTAATTCTAAAAGTCAAGGCGACATGAATCCTCAGTCAGTAGCTGGTGATCAGGAAGAAACTGATCCACAAAACAACACAGCTCCAACTGGTGATATGTCTGCTCAGAATAAAGCATCCGTTGCAATGAAAGGCGCAGCAATGAAAGAGCATATCGACGCAATGTTTAACGGAGAAGATCTTTCCGAAGACTTCAAAGAAAAAGCATCTACTATTTTCGAAGCTGCTGTTCAAGTACGCATTGCTGAAGAAATCGCAGATCTAGAAGAACAATACTCAACAAAACTAGAAGAAGCTCTTGAAGAAGTTACTACTGAGATGTCGTCTAAACTAGATGACTATCTCGACTATTGTGTTGAGCAGTGGATGGCAGAAAACGAAGTTGCTATTGAGCATTCTCTAAGAACAGAAATCACAGAAGAGTTCATGGAAGGTATGAAGAAGCTATTTGCTGAAAACTATATCGAGATTCCAGAAGACAAATTGAACGTGTTGGAAGAGTTGACAGCAACTGTTGAGCAACTAGAAGACAAATTGAATGCACAGATTAATGAAAACATTGAGCTGTCTAAATCAATTAGCGAATACTCAAAGCACGAAATCTTTGATCAAGTAGCAGAAGGCCTAGTTATGACACAAGTTGAAAAACTTCGTCAGCTAGCAGAGGGTATTGACTTTGACGGATCAGACAACTATATGAGAAAGTTAGTTCTTGTTAAGGAGAACTATTTCCCATCAAAACCAGCAGCTCAAGACATCAGAGAAGAAGAAGAAGCGATTGGTAACAACGATCTAAATGAAGAAACTCAAGTTTCTTTCCAAGATGCAGGAATTAAACGCTACTATAATTCAATCGCGCGAAATTCAAAAGTATAAATAAAATCATATTAACCCTCTAAGGAGATCCACATGAACTTACAAGAAGACATCCAAAGAAAGTGGGAGCCAATCCTGGCTCACCCAGACTTGGCCCCTATCAAAGATACGCACCGTAGAAGTGTAACAGCTGTTATTCTAGAGAATACAGAAAAAGCTCTTCGCGAAGCTAATCACTATGTTCCACAAACATTGACAGAAGCAGCACCTGCTAACCAAACAGGTAATGACATTGATACGTTCGATCCAGTTTTAATCAGCTTGGTTCGTCGTGCAATGCCTAACTTGATTGCTTATGACATCTGCGGCGTACAACCAATGACAGGCCCAACAGGCTTGATCTTCGCAATGCGTTCTAAGTACAGCAACAGCTCTAACGCTGGTGTTGAAAACTTCTACAACGAAGTTAACACATCATTCACCTCTGTTGTTTCAGGTGCTAACACACTTGGCCAGAAGATGGTTGGTACTGTTCCAGGTAACACAACAAGTGGTACAGCTAACTTGGCTGAAACAGGCATCTATAACTTCGGTTCTGGTATGTCTACAGCACAATCAGAAGCACTTGGTACTTCTGGCAACGTTGCATTTGCTGAGATGGCATTCTCTATCGAGAAAGTTACTGTTACAGCTAAATCACGTGCTTTGAAAGCAGAATACACAATGGAACTTGCACAAGACTTGAAAGCAATCCATGGTCTAGACGCAGAAACAGAATTGTCTAACATTCTATCTGCTGAGATTCTTGCTGAAATTAACCGTGAAGTTGTTCGTACAATCAATATCACTGCTACACGTGGTGCTACTGAGAATACAACAACAGTTGGTCGTTTCGACTTAGATACAGACTCTAACGGTCGTTGGTCAGTTGAGAAGTTCAAAGGTTTGATGTTCCAAGTTGAACGTGAAGCAAACCAAATCGCTAAAGCAACAAGACGTGGTAAGGGTAACATGATCATCTGTTCATCTGATGTAGCTTCTGCTCTTCAAATGGCTGGTGTTCTAGATTACACTCCTGCTCTAAACAGCAACAACTTGAACGTTGATGACACAGGCAATACATTTGCTGGTGTGTTAAACGGACGTGTTCGTGTTTACATCGACCCATATGCTGGTGGCAACTATATGGTTGTAGGTTACAAAGGTTCTAGCGCATTTGACGCTGGCTTGTTCTACTGCCCATACGTTCCTCTACAAATGGTTCGTGCTGTTGATCCAGATAGCTTCCAACCTAAGATTGGTTTCAAGACTCGTTACGGTATGGTTGCAAACCCATATGCAGAAGGCGCAACAGCTGGCCTTGGCGCATTGACAAAAGACTCTAACGTTTACTACAGAAGAATCTTAGTTGACAACTTGATGTAATCAAGAATCCCCGCAGAGGGATATTGAGAGGACCTTCGGGTCCTCTCTTTTTTTGCCTAACATAAATAGTAGAAAGGAATACTACTATGAGTGCATTAACAAACACCCCAACAAATAGAAACTTTCTCTCACCTCTAAACTTTAGATTGGTGCTGCAGAAAGCTCCTCTTCTTAACTTCTTTTTGCAAAGTGCATCCATTCCAGGATTGACATTTGCTGGCAATGTAATCATGCCAACTCCTCTTCTTGATATTCCAATCCCTGGTGAACGTCTTGTGTATTCACCACTAACTGTGTCATTCATGGTTGATGAAGATATGACCAATTATCTAGAAATATACAATTGGATGTTATCTCTTGCTGCAAAAGATCTACAACCGTTTGCAAGATACCAAGCTCAGACATCTATTGATTCGGACGTCAATGGTAGAGATAGGTCAGATATTAAGCTAATGATTCTTACAAGTTCAAAGAATCCGAACATTGAAGTTAACTTTACTGATGCCTTCCCGTCTCAGCTCGGAGAACTGAACTTCAACACAACAGCATCCGGTGTAAACTATCTTGAAACCTCTGTTACATTTGAGTATATTAAGTACACAATTAATATGATTTGAGTTGACTTTTATAATAATATGTAAGACAATTGTGTCCTGCAGGAGGACAAATGAAGACCGATGAAATTATTACAGCATGGGAAACAGATAGCGAGATTGATAAGACCGAGCTCGGTAAAGAGTCTTTGCGGATTCCTCAACTTCACTCCAAATACCTGAAAGAGTTCTACATGGCTAAGACAACATATGTAAAACTCAATCAAGATTATAAAAACACGTACAGATTAAAATATCAATACTATCAGGGTATTCTTTCAAAAGAAGAACAAGAAGAGCATGGATGGGACATCCAGCCATTAAAGATTTTGAAAGCAGATATTCCTGTATACATTGAGTCAGATGAAGATCTTCAGTTAATTAAAAATAAGATACAGTTAACGGAAGATAAGATAGAAATTCTTGAGAACATAATAAAAACACTCAACAATCGTGGATATTTAATAAAAAATGCGATTGAATGGGAACGGTTTAAGATGGGTCTATGATACAGATAGAAAAGTTTAACGAGACGTACAATAAGATTCATTGCAGTGATGATATTGCAAGAGAGCTTAGTGATTACTTTACTTTTGAAGTACCTGGTGCTCGTTTTATTCCGTCTGTAAGAAAAAAGAAGTGGGATGGTAAGATAAGACTATTCAACTCTGGCACCCATCACATATATGCTGGACTGATTGAATATGTTGAAGACTTTGCAAAGCAAAACACATACCAGTGTGAGAGGTTAACAGACTTCTCTGATGATGTAATTGATACCGTTTCCGATATTGTTTCCAGCTTCAACCTCACCAAAGAGCCACGTGATTATCAGCTTGCTGCATTTGCCCATGCAATAAGAAAAAGAAGATCATTGCTTTTATCACCAACAGCGTCTGGTAAGTCATTAATTATCTACATGCTTTGCAGATACTATAATGTAAAGACTTTGTTGATTGTACCTACAACCTCGCTTGTTCATCAAATGTATTCTGACTTTGAAGAGTACGGATTCGATTCAAAACAAAACTGCCATATGATCTTCTCTGGTCAAGAAAAGGATGAAGACAAGCAAATATTCATATCAACTTGGCAATCAATATACAAGCAACCCAAGAAGTGGTTTGATCAGTTTGATTGTGTAATAGGAGACGAGGCTCACCTGTTCAAAGCAAACTCCCTTTCAACTATAATGAAGAGTCTGAGCAGTTGCAAATACCGCTTTGGATTTACTGGTACATTAGATGGATCACAAACCCATAAGCTAGTGCTAGAAGGATTATTCGGAACAGTTAAAAAGGTAACAACAACATCTGAATTGATTGAACAGAAGCACCTCTCAGAGTTCAAAATTAAAGCTGTAATACTTGACTATGATCAAGAAACAAGACAGTTGATGAAGAAAGCTACATATCCGGATGAGATGAATTTCCTTGTCAATCATCTTCCGAGAAACAAGTTCATATGCAACCTGGCGATATCGTTGAAGGGTAACACGTTAGTTTTGTATCAGTATGTTGACAAACACGGTAAGGCAATATATGATGAGATTAAAAATAAAGCAGATGGTAGACAGATTTACTTCGTCTCTGGTACGGTTAATGGTGCGGATAGAGATGATATTAGAAGATCTGTGGAGCTGGAAGTTGATTCGATTATTGTCGCTTCTTATGGTACTTTTTCTACTGGCGTCAATATTAAGAACTTGCACAATATCATTTTCGCTTCACCTTCAAAATCAAGGGTCAGGAATCTCCAATCAATCGGCCGGGGACTTAGACTCGGGAACAATAAAGAGAAAGCATGTCTATACGAT